CAGTTGTATTTAGTTAAAAAATATTGTAAAGGTAGGGAATTTATTTTGTATATCACAAATAAATTTACTAAGGAAGGTTATTATTTATAATGAGTTTAGTTATAAATAAAAACTCCTAGGGCTACTGATAACCCTAGGAGAAGCCTTGCAAAACCAACAAAACAAGACTTTTTATACATTACACTACAGGTGATGTGCTAATATCTAAATATTTACCAGGAACATCAACTGACATCACTCTAATGACTGCTGTTGAGTTTGGTATTTGATCTGTTGCATATCCTATTAGTAGTTCATCTCTTGTTACACCTGATGCAAAAGGTGCAGTGAATCCGTTAATATCTGAATAAAGATAGAACGTCTGAAGGGCTGTGCCTATTGTATATATTTGTACTGCTCCTGTCATAATCAAAATACAATTGCTTCATCTACATAGTTATCACATACCCCTACATTTTGTATCCTTACACTTGTTGCACCACTAGGTATCCCCACACCTGTAAGCCCAAATGCACCAGTGAGCACTGCAGTTGAAATACCTGATGCAATTGGTGTAGTATACCCATCTGAATCTGTATATATGTCAACAGTGCTTGTATCAACACCTGCTGAGGTTAGTCTTATTGTCATTGTTGCTGCCATAGTTTATTGTTTTAGGGAGTACAGACTGTTATAGGTGTTAGAACAACACCTACATCATTAATTTTTGCACTAAATGGACCAAACGAGGGACCAGATAAATCAACTTTCCAATACTCACTACTACCTGAAAACACACTTGTCATTCCTGCATCAGTGTATACAATATCTCCTACACTTAGTGTACTAACGTTTTGTTTATCAATATATACAGTGTTTGGTGTTGAGAAAGAACAAGCATTATATGGATCACTCACAGCTGATATATTAGATGCATCTGCTAGTGTAGTAGTTGTAGTTGTAGTGGCTGGTGTGTCACGCACAGCTGATGGTCCATTCAATGCACAATCAAGTGGTGTTACTGTAGTGGTTGTAGTGGTAGTGCTACTTGTACTAGTGGTTGTACTACTTGTACTAGTAGTAGTTGTTGTAGGAGGATTAACATCACCCTGGAATATCCATATAGTATCAGCACTTCCCATTGTATATGGAGAGAATAGTGGTGTAATTAACTCATTTACACAAGGTGTACAGCTGTCTTGTGGTTGATATAGAACTCCATCCTTAAGTATCTTGTTAGCAAAGTTATATGTACCAGTTTTAACATTACCGATTGTTGCTGTTACAACTTGACCAGCGGTTAGGAATAATGTTCCTGATTGATATGTATTGCCAACACTAATTATCGAAGTGACCACCTCTATAGTGTCTACAAATATTTGAAGTTTTACATTTCCTATATCTGTAGGGGTTCCTGTAATAAGTTCCCATGTAAACTCATATGGAGGAGCCTCAGTGGTTGTTGTTGTAGTGGTACTAGATGTACTAGTAGTTGTACTAGTAGATGTAGTGGTTGTTGTTGGGCAATTAGTTGGTATGTCAATACAATTTTCACATGTACCAATAGAACACACTCGTATAATAGTTGCTCCCACAGGAAGTTCAACAATATATCCAGCAGTTAAACTTGCAGCAGGAACTTGCGTTTCAAAAGGAGCAGCATACCCATTTGCATCTGAATATAAATCAAATGGTCCAGCAGAACCTTCAGGAGGGATTGTTATGTTTATTTGTATCAACATGTCTTACGGTGGTGTTGTTGTGGTTGTTGTGGTTGTGTTTTCTAACACTATATCTACGAAGTTTACACACTTTTCTGTAGCTTGTATTCTTACAATGGTTGTAAAATCTGGAACCAGTGCACTAGAATATCCAGCAATTAGAGATGCTCTACTTACGCCTGTTTCAAAAGCAGTGGTGAAACTATCGAGGTTTGAATATAAATCAAACACCGTAGCATCAGTTCCTGCTGTAGTTAGTGTTAGTAATACTGTCATGATTATGATGGGCAGCAGTTGTTATTAATTGTTACTATTTGTGCGTTTATGTCAATAATTTGTTCTGTAATAGAAGAAATAGCAGCAGTGTTATTTGCTACTTGATTCTTAAGTTGTACAAGAACCTCATCTATTTTTGATAACGCAACATTGAGTGTATCACAAGCCTCTACTCCTGAACCAGGAAGTGTAGGACCATTGTATACAATTGTGTTTGAAAGTGCGCCACTGGTGCCACATGGGTTTGTAGTAGAGTTGCAATTACAAGTGCTACTACATCCACAAGGACTATTTAAAACTACACCAGTGCAGCAAGGATTTACAGGTAGATATGCCATTTTATTTTATGTTTTAAGGTATGTACATTATATAATAAACTCCACGTCCAGGTTGGTAGTTAGCGTGTGGCTGTCCACCACCAGTAGGATTTATTGTAACAGTATGTGTATGTGGAGGAAGAGGGTCTGCAGTAAACTCTCTTTGTCTAAAAGCATTATTTCCACCATCAAATCCTCCACCACCTGGTATACCAGCACCAACATAAGGTCCTGCTGCCCACCCTGTAGGGGTTATTGTAGGTGTTGATGATCCAATAGTACCAGCATGTGTATGTGCAGGAATTTGTCCTGTCTCTAGAATTATGCTATTTGAACCATGTGTGCTTCCTAGGTTATATGTTGGGTTTCCTGGTAAACTAGGATTTACAGCAGAATCAAATGCACCACCACCCACTCCATTAGTAACACCAACTAACACTCTACCTCTTAAATCAGGAGTTCCGTTGTTACCGTTACACAAGTAGATGCGGTCCCAAATACCAATACCTGCTCCAGAAGCACTAAAGTTATCTAAAAATACAGGACTACCTGCAGCAGCAACAATTGAATAAGGAACCATACGGTTGCTTATAAGGTTTTCAGTTGGTTGTGTATCTAGATAGTTCTGAATGTACGTATTAATATCTGAAATCTTTACGTACGTAGCATCTACATATGTTATGAAGTTTGTAAGTTGCTCAGCTACAGCACACACTTTATATATTACAGCTTGTAATACATCTATTGTAATTGTAGCATCACTCACTGTAAGACAGTCTACATCATAAGCTGTAGCAGGGTTAGAATCAGGTATTTCAGCCACTGCATCCTCTAAAGCACATAACGCTTTTAGAAGCGCTGTAAGCCAGTTATTTAATGATATAGGGTCACAGTCTGGTAAGTGTTTATCTACACTTGGACATACATCAGAAGGAGTTATTACAGGAATGATTCCTGTTCCATCTAATGTAGAACTTAAAAAAGTTATTAGAGCCTGCTCTACATACGATAGAGAGTCTCCATTTTGTATTCCTAGAACAGGGACATCTACCCCTGTATATTTAACGCACTTATCTGAGGTTATCTCAGTACATCCGTTATAGCAATTTGAGCAATTATTTGACATGGTAATTTATATTTTTAACAAGGGTTATCTAATGTATTGGTTAATCCAACCTGCCAGAAAGTTTTTCCATCACAAAGTTTGGTTTTATCACTACTTCCTCCAGGTTCTGTTATATATTCTATTGTGCTAGTTTTTACTGCAACTATAGGATCCTCTTTATTCCAACTAGTAATACCTAGCTGACTAGCCACTTCATCTATTCTACAAGCATATCCAAAAGTATATGAATTATTTCCACCATCACAACCTTGACCACCTCCAGCAAAAACTAATCCAATCACCTTTATAGTTCCTCCTATATCAGCAATTAGTGCAGATCCTGAATCTCCACCTCTCACTGGATTACAGCAAAAGTTTGTAGGATCTTGTGATTCAGGATTCTCTAATGGTGGTTTGAAATACCCTATTGTATTTTCCATTATAATAGTGGTACACCCACTTGTATTCGTTGGTTCACACGGACCTTGCATTTTATAATTAATAGAAAAAGTACTACCTAATTCAAATAACTTTAATGGACAGCTGGCACCACCTTTTGGACCAGTTGTTCTACCTGAACTATATAGTTGAGGATTTACAGCAAGTAATGTATCTATTTCTCCTGTTGTGGCAAAGGGGATATGATCTGCAACAACACTATCAAGTCCCACTTGTCTCCAGGATATAGGTGAGCTAACTACACTTGCATCTAGTGAGAATATTGCAGCATCAACACTGTTGGTTAGTCCAGAAGTTAATGGATGTATTGGAACATATCTTAAACTCCTTCCTATAATGTTAGTTGCTGGTGGAACTCCTAGATACTCAGCATCCTGATATATGTTATCTACTGGACTATATTCATTTTGTAATACACCTGCCAAGTTTCTATAACTTGTGTAGAAAGCATCTTGTATTGTTACGTGATTATTAGTAAGTCCTACAAGAGCTCCTGTTGCTACATCTTTAACAACAAGTCCAAATGTACCTACAGTGTTAGAGTTGTTTAAACTGGTTATAGATAGGCCTCCTTTTATAGGTCTTGTAAATGCTCTATTTGCTGCTGATCCAGATCCTGCATTTTGACCACAATCTCCATTACATGTAAGCAACTCTATTCTTCCAATCTCTTTAACATCTGTTTTAACTGCTAGACTATTTATGTCTACACTAGATGGAAGTAGTTCTCCTTCTGGTATTTCTGATAGAGGTTTTTTAGCCTCAACACCAAATACAATAGCAGGCTCTCCTGTATTCACACCACCAGATACTTTATAACCATATCCAACAGATGTAACATGAGGGTTCTGAAGCACTTGCTCCCTAATCTTATCTTTTATTTCTTGTGTTAATTCTAATGACATATTATATTAGTTTATGCTGGTGTTTCTGTTTCAAACCACATCCATATTGTATTTACATCTCGTAATGTAGTGGTAGTGGTGGTTGTACTAACTGGGGGTGGAGTGAAGGATAGATCTGCATTACATTCACCTGCATTAGACCAAGCTCTTAAGTACTGATTATTAGACTGCCCTTCACCATAAAATGCTGTATTTGCATTTATTAATGTAGTGTTGTAAGGGAAAGTTGTATCTATTTCATATAACTTAATTCCTTGTGCAAGTATATACATTTTATTTTCATAAACAAATATAT